AAGGATAAATATCCTAAATGATTAATCCTAATTGTCCTGTTTGTGGTTGCGATAAAGACAAGTGTACTTGTGATGACTTTTGTGAATCTTGTGGAGCTTAAATGGCTTCTCTTTCAGATAAAACAGAAATCGGATTACCCCTTAAGAACCTTTTAGGCTTATTAGGAGCTGTTGCGACAGCCGTGTGGGCATACTTTGGGATTATTGAAAGGTTAAATAATATTGAAACCAATGGAAAATTAATGATTACTGATGTTGAAAAGAATACTGAATTTAGAATTAAATGGCCTAGAGGAGAAATGGGTTCTTTACCAGCAGACAGCGAACAGTTTATGTTAATAGAACATATAGCTGGACAGGTAGAAAAACATACACAACAACTTGAGGGAGGTATGCATAATAAAGTAAATATCGACTTCCTAAAAGACCAAGTAGAAAAACTTCAAGCTGATGTAGAAAAATTAAAAGATAAAGTGAGGGAAGCTAATGGTCATTGAGTATGTGTTTAGTTTATGTATGTTTGTTAATGGTAGTTTAGATGGGCATATGATTACAGATGGATTATCACATTGCCTTAAAGCTA